CAGGTCGTTGTCAAGTTTCTGCGTGGTTATTTTTGCGTAGATTTGCGTTGTGACGATATTCGTATGTCCCAATATACGGCTTACGCTCTCAATGGACATTCCCTTGCTCAAAGCTAATGTTGCGAAAGTATATACTGAAAAGGTAATTATTAGCAATAAAACGTAAAGCGCAGATAATCATGTATGTTTGTCGCTTGTAGTCGTTAGCTGTCCACCCTTGAAAAAGAAAAAAAGAGCGTATTCAGGCAGTAGTTCCGTTGCTTATCCGTTACCCTTTTTAGAGGTCGGCAACAGGCAGAAAAACAAGGAAATAGGACGGACTTCTGCAAATTGGCTCGTTTCTCTCTTTTCGCTGTCCTTATTAGACCTTTGAACGGTTTGTTTGTCAGTGGCTTGCATCATTTCAAATAACTCTGTTGAATGTAATTTTATCAACTAAAAAAAACAGAGATATGAAAACAGAATTGAAAGTACATTTCTACCTAAGAAAGACCGATGAAAAGAAAAACGGCGAGTGTCCCGTTATAGGAAAAATCACTATTGGAAAAGACGTTGTACAATTCAGCGCAAAACTTACCGCCAAAGCATCCCTTTGGGATATTGTTTCAGGCAGGGTAACGGGTAAGAGTAAACACGCTACCGAAATAAACGCCACACTGGATAAAATCAATGTAGCGGTAAACACCAGTTACCGCAAATTACAAGAAATAAAAAATACTATCACCGCAAGCGAGGTAAAGAACGCATTTCAAGGCATCGCATCCGGGCAGGAAACACTAATCAGCTACTTTGCACGCCACAATGAAGATTTTAAGAAACGTGTAGGCGTGAACCGTGAGTTATCCACACAGGTACAGTATGAAAACTCCCTGAACCATCTTAAACGGTTTATGTCATTAAAATGCAAGTTATCGGATATTCCATTTACACAGCTTGATTTCTCTTTCATCGAGAAATACGATTTTTATCTGCGTGTGGAATTGAAATTAAAACCCAACACGATATTAGGCATCATGCGCCATTTGCGTAAAATGATAAAACTTGCCACTGCTGAGGGGATTATAACCCGTGACCCGTTTGACGGTTATTCACCTGAAAGACCCAAAGCCGAGCAGAAATATCTGACACGTGACGAATTGCAGAAGATAATAACCACGCCCTTAGACCATCCATGCAGGTACTTAACCCGTGATATGTTTCTATTCTCTGCTTTCACTGGATTGGCGTACAGGGATATTTGCAACCTTACAGAAAAGAATATTGTCAGGGCTTCCGATGGCGTGCTATGGATAGAAACCACCCGGCAAAAGACCGGAACGCCTTGTGAAATTCCCCTGATGGAAATACCCTTGCAAATCCTTGACAAATACAAAGGTTTAGCCCCTGACGGTAAACTGTTACCAATGCAAAGTTGCGGCAGGTCGAACAAGAACCTAAAAGTTATCGCTGAAATATGCGGAATAAAACGTAAACTAATTTTTCATTGCAGTCGTCATGGCTTCGCCACTACTATTACTTTAAATCATATTTATCTGTAATACAGATTATTACAATGCGTGTTTTTGGAAAGGGTAACGGTTTAGCAACGTGCTATCTACCTTTATTTACTTGATATTGCAGAACTTCAAAAAACTCACTACAAAAATAGTTATTTTCTTTTAATTATGAAATATAACTTATTGTATCTTTAGACTTTCTCGTAATTTTGTCATAGCAAATTAGAAACTATGTCCGAAAGTATTCCACAGTTCTATAAAAGAATCCAGCGTTGTGACCCTCAACTGGGTACAACTTACTCTAAGGAGAAACCATATTTCAATGTTCTTTCCCGACAATGTAATTTTGGGACAGTACAATTCAGTTACAGAGATTTTTATAAAGTTACATTGATTATTGGTGTGGGAAAACTATATTATGCAGATAAATGGATTTTAGTAAATCGTCCTGCTATGTTATTTTCTAATCCTTTAGTCCCTTATGCTTGGGAATCAATCAGTGAAGAACAGAAAGGAATGTTTTGTATATTTAATGAGCAATTTGTACAGTCGGAAGAAAAAAATAGTTCTTTGGCTAATAGTCCATTGTTCAAAGTAACGGGAGATAAAGTTTTCTTCTTGGATAATACACAAATTACCAAAGTGTTGGATATATATACCAAAATGCAGGAAGAAAACCAGTCAGACTATGCAAACAAACATGATGTTTTACGTTGTTATCTTCATTTGTTGATACATACAGCTTTAAAAATGCAGGAGTCTAATAAATATGAATCACATCCGAATGCTTCGCAACGTATTACCGAATTATTTATAGAATTATTGGATAGACAATTTCCTGTTGATTATCCACATTCAGTATTAAGTTTGCGTACACCTGCCGATTATGCAAACCGTTTGTCTATACACGTTAATCATTTAAATAAAGTGGTAAAAGATACTACTGGAAAAACTACCTCTACAATGATTGCGGAAAGAATAGTCAAAGAATGTACCCAGTATTTATTACATAGTAATTTTTCTATTTCAGAAATTGCTTATAGCTTGGGATTTGAAAATATAGCCTATTTCAGTAAATTCTATCGTAAGCACACAGGAAAATCGCCAAGCGAGATTAGAGAACAACAATTATTTGATTTGTGCAAATGATGCTTTGAATAGTGTTAATCAACCATATTTCCATTACCTAATTTTGTACCGACTAAAAAATATAAATAATGAAGTACAGAAAATTAGGCAAAACAGAAGTAAACCTATCCGCTATCGGATTGGGTTGTATGGGAATGAGTGCTGCTTATGGAGTAGCCGATGAAAAAGAAAGCATTAAGACATTGCATCGTGCTTTAGAACTTGGCATTAATTTTTGGGATACTGCGGATGTGTATGGAAATGGTGCTAATGAAGAATTGCTATCCAAAGTATTAGCAGAAAAAAGAAATCAGATTTTCATTGCAACAAAATTTGGTTTTCGCTTACGCAATAGTCAAGGTAGCGTGTTCGTTGGTGGTGATAGTTATGTGGATGCTTCTCCAAGATATGTAAAACAAGCTGTAGAGAACAGCCTGAAAAGATTAAATATCGAAACTATAGACTTGTATTATGCGCATCGGATTGACCCCACAATACCAATCGAAGAAACAGTTGAAGCTATGGCAGAGTTAGTTAAAGAGGGTAAAGTGCGCTATTTGGGACTAAGCGAATGTTCTCCCGAATCACTAAAAAGAGCTTGTAATGTTCATCCTATATCTGCGGTTGAGAGTGAATATTCTTTATTAACACATGATGTCGAAAAAGAGATTCTGCCATTGACAAAAGAATTAGGTGTAACTTTAGTTCCATTTTCACCGTTAGGCAGAGGTTTAGTAACAAATACTATTAACGTAAATGCATTGGAAGAACATGATTTCCGCAAGCATTTGCCACGTTATAACGGTAAATATTGGGAAAATAATCAAAAACTAGCTATTGAAATTGCAGAAATAGCAGAAAGCAAAGGAATAACCCCAGCCCAACTTGCCTTAGCTTGGATATTGGCACAAAGTGAAAATATAATTCCTATTCCGGGAACTAAACGGATTAAGTATTTAGAAGAAAATGCAAAAGCGGTAGATGTAAATCTATCAACGGAAGATGTTTCTAATATACAACTGCTTTTAAAAAAATATCCTAATATTGGTAACAGATATAATGAATATGATTTTCAGTTTGTAAATAAATAACTTATTAAAAAAGGAAGTTCTACCACGTTGGTAGGACTTCTTTCTATAATTCCCATAATGAATAATTTGTTGGAACAGAGATTCTTCCGATTATTATCGGAATACTCACAGCGTAAAGTTTCTGCATCCGAATTTACAGAAGCTATTGAAGAACTGGCTACCCATTTAGCCGATTTTAGTATCAACGAACAGGATTACAGCGTTTTATTACGTTATTTTTCTTTCGGCTTACATCGGCTTAAATCGTATCGTGTGCGGTTTGAGCAAGAAAAAAATACCCTATTTGCATTTGATTGATGAAGCAATAGAACTAATCAAAACAGAAGTACGCATAGTGAATTTGCATATCAAATACCCCGAACAATTCGAGCAACACGCAAATAAACTATCCCTTTCCCCTCTCCATTTAGCAGACAAAACAAGCCTTATCAACATCATGGAAATAGTCAGCGGCTTATTCCTGTCAAAACGTATAATATATCAAAATGAAAAACCTGTTCACCTGACGGACTTAGGAAAAGCCTTTGAATGGCTCTTTAACATTAAATTAGGTGATTATCATCAAAAGTACATGGATGTCATCAAGCGAAAGCCAGCCAAACTAACAGAGTTCCTTAATGAACTGGCAAACCTTATCCGCAAAGAACACGAAAATAAAGGGTATAGATAATCAGGTGTTTAGCATCAATTTATACGGGGTAGCGTATGCTACCCTGTAATTTGTTTGCTTCCCTTTTCTGAACATTGCTTCATCAATCGATTGGTAATCATTAGTGTATAATTAGAAAAATGAAGCAATATGTATGTAGATAATTACGAGTTCAAAGACTGGATGCAAAAACTACTTGATAAATTAGACGAAGTAGGAAAAGATGTAAAGAGTCTGCAAACCAATCCCGAAGTAATGCCGGGTGATAAACTATTGGATAATCAGGATTTATGCCTGCTATTCAAAGTTAGTACCCGTACATTGCAGAGATTGCGAAGCAAAAAAATGCTATC